GCCGTTGATCGCGGGTAGCAAGGCATCTGGTGGCGGGGCTTCAGGTGCTGGGAATGGCGGCGGGGCCGCAAAAGGCAACATCGGCGGCAACAAAGACGAGCGCACCAAGGCGATCGCAAGCAAGTACCCAGACCTCCCTCTCAAGTAAAGGATTGACTTTATGTCCCTGTCTCAAATGCAAGTGTTCAACGAATACATCATGCCGGCTGCGCTGGAATCCCTGGACCAGATGACCGCGGCGTTCAACGCTGCCAGCAATGGCGCGATCATCCTGTCCCCGGACGGCTTCACTGGCGACTTCCTGCAAGAGTCGTTCTTCCAGACCCTGGCCGCTGCCCAGCGCCGCGTAGATCGCTACGCTGCCAACGGCGCAGCAGCTGTCACCGATCTGACCGAGTTGAAGAACGCCACGGTGAAGGTTGCCGGCGGCTTCGGTCCGATCCGCTACGAGCCATCCCAGATGACCTGGCTGCAGCGCCCAACCGTGCAGGGCATCGAGGTTGCATCGCGCGCCTTCGCCGAGATCCTGCTGAAAGACCAGCTGAACACCGCCATCGCCGCGCTGGTTGCTGCGATCACTGCCCAGGCAGCTGCCGTCAACGACGTATCGGCAACCTTGGGCATCAGCCAGGCTGCTCTGAACAACGCTCACGCCAAGTTCGGCGATGCCTCGCAGAACCTGGTAGCCCAGATCATGCAGGGTACCACCTACCACAAGCTGGTAGGCCAGAACCTGGCCAACGCCGCGCAGCTGTTCCAGGCCGGCAATGTCCGCGTCGTCGACATTCTCGGCAAGGTCTCCGTCGTCACCGACGCCCCGGCGCTTGCCCAGGCTGGCACGCCGAACAAAGAGATCATCCTGTCCCTGGTGTCGGGCGCCGCGCTGGTTCACGACGCTCGCGACCAGATCTCGAACGTCGACACCTCGAACGGCAAGGAGCGCATCGAGACCACCATCCAGGTCGACTACACCTTCGGCTTGGGCCTGAAGGGTTACACCTGGGATGTCACCAACGGCGGCAAGTCCCCAACCGACGCCGAACTGGCGACCGGTACCAACTGGGACAAGACCGCAACCAGCATCAAGCACACCGCTGGCGTGGCCCTGATCGGTGACGCTTCCAAGTAACCCACTGAATGCCGCGCCGGGCGAATCCTGGCGCGGATGAGGATTAAGCATGACCGACAACAACATCTGGTATCTGCCAGGCCCGTTTCACCGCTACGAAGGCGACGTGAAGGCCATCGCCAAGAAGCATGGCCTGCGTATCGTCGACGCCAACGTGACCGAGAGTCGCGACGGCGAGTGCGAGAAGGCGCCAAAGGTGGCGCTGAAGGAGTTGCCGGCCCCCTTGGTGGTAGCGGTAGTCGGCGATGACAAATCTGTGATGGAAGAGCTGATCGGCAAGCTGCAAGCCGAAAGCGACGCCATTCGCGTGCTGGTCGACGGCCTGGACTCCGGCGAGATTTTAAAGCCAGAAGCTGGCGAGCTGGCGATTCGCTTGTTCGATTCCCTCGACCATATCCGCCTCAAGGTTGACGAGCTGGCAGAAAGTCGCGATCAGATCGCCCAGGAGCGTAACGCCTTGCAGGTAGAGGTTGAGGCGCTGAAGAAGGCCGAAACCGAGCGCGTCGAGAAGACCGCAAAGCCAAAGCCTGACGCCAAGCAGCCCGCTGACAAGGCGGCCCAGACCGGCGAGTAACCAGCAATGCAGCCCTTCTTCGGAGGGGCGCACCTCGGAGGGGTAACCGTGTCACTGATCATTGAAGATGGCACCGGGAAGCCGGACGCCGAGAGCTTCACCACGTCCGCCGAACTGGTCGACTACGCCGCCAAATACGGCGCGACCATCCCGGTCGATGAGCCAGCCCAAGAAGTTCTATTGCGTCGCGCAGCCGTGGCCATGGACGACTACAACTGGAAGGGCGAGCGCACCAACGGCGACCAGGCCCTGTCGTGGCCACGCCGATACGTTGACATCGACGGCGATGTAAAGCCGTCCGACTTAATCCCTGCTCGAATCAAACACGGGCAGATGGCGCTTGCCGCCGAGATCCACGCTGACGACCTCGATCCTGTCGAGAAGCGCCAGGGCCCGATCACCAAGGAGCGCGTCGAAGGCGCTGTAGACGTGCAATACGCCGCGCCTACCGTGCAGCAGGCGCGCGCCGTGGCATCGAGGTCGAGCAGCATCAACTTCAAGTCGTATCTGGCCATCAAGGGCCGATTCGCCATCAGGGCCTGACTATGAGCGAGTTCTACGACCGAATGGCCGCAACGGCCCTGCGCCTGATCGCGCAATACGGCCTGACTGTCACCCTGCGCACCATCACCCCGGGCGGGTATGACCCGGAGGCGAGCGAGACGGCGCCCGAGACCATCGCCGAGCAGGTGGGGCAGGGCATCCTTGCCGACTACACCGGCATCGAGTTCCAAGCCAATAGCTTGATTCAGGCTGGCGACAAGAAGCTGAAGCTGGCCGCCAAGGGCCTGACTTCGGCCCCGTCGCTTCTGAGCAAGGTCATCGCCGACGGCAAGACCTACACCATCGTGCCGCCGCTGAAAGAGATCAATCCGGCCGGCACGCCGCTGCTGTACGAATTGCTGGTGCGCGCGTAATGGCCCGGGGTAGCGCCATGAAGGCGCGATACGGCGGGATGAACGGCGACTTTGCACATCAGTTGCAGCATTTCGCCGAGCAGGCCCAGGGCGCAATCGATGCCAGTCTGCGCGAGATAGTGGTCAAGATCGGCAGCAGCCTGATCCAGATGTCTCCCGTGGGAAACCCTGAGGTATGGACGGAAAACGTCGCGCATCGAGCGAAGAACACCGCGGCAGCGGATGCCTACGACTACAACGTGAAGTTGCGCAACAGGGTCACGAACCTGACCGAAAGCAACTTCACCAAGGCGGGCAATCTGAAAAAGGGCGTCAAGTACGCCAAGCCACTGACCAAGACCGAGCGCGACCAGAACTTCAATGTCAACGGGCTTGTGTCTGGCAAGGGCTACGTCGGCGGTCGCTTCAAGGGTAACTGGCAATTCACTATCGGCGCTCCCGCTGCAGGCGAACTGGATCGGATCGACCCCAGCGGCGCCGCAACTCTCGAAGCGCTGAGGTCTCAGGTGGCAACGCTGACTGCGGGCCAAACGGCCTACATCGTCAACAACCTGCCCTACGCGATCCCGCTTGAATACGGCCACTCGACGCAAGCCCCGAGCGGCATGGTTCGCGTGACGCTCGCCCGCTTTCAGGAGATCGTCAACGAGGCAGTCAGGAATAACCAGGTATGAGCCACAAGCTGATCCGCCAGATTTACGAGGGCCGCCTCGCTGCCTGGGCATCCGCCAGAGCGCCGGTGCTGCGAATCGCCTATCAAGGCGTGCCGTTCACTCCTACGCCCGGCGAAACCTACTTGCAGGCCTTCACGCTGCCGGCGGGCACCAGTAGCCAGGCGCTGGCAGGCGACCACAAAGCTTTCATCGGCCTGTTCCAAGTCAGCGTAGTGACGCCAGTAGGATCCGGCACCGGCAAGGCCGAGGGCATTGTCGACGAATTGGTCGCGCTGTTCCCGCTGTTCGATCGATACAGCAAGGCAGGTCTAACCGTCGTGACGATGACGCCGGTTGAGCAAGGCCAGGGCATCCCGGACGGCAGCAACTGGACAGTGCCTGCGTCCTTCCAGTACCGCGCCGACACCAACTAATCCACCCGCACCGCAAAACCACAACCCGCCATTGAGCGGGTTTTTTATTGCCCGTTCGGGCGCAACCCAGCGTCGGCCCATGCGGCCGCAAAGGAACTACCATAGCTTTCTCGATCCCTGACGGCACCACCATCTTCCTGGGTACCACCTTCGGCACCCCGGTATCCATCACCGCGATCAGCAACGCAGCCACCGCTGTCGTGACCTCTGCAGCGCACGGCCTCAGTGCTGGCGACATCATCATTGTTAAGTCTGGCTGGCAGCGCATCAACGAACGCGTGTTTCGCGTAGCCAACCCGCTGTCCGGAACCTTCGAGCTGGAAGGCATGGACACCAGCGACACCAGCGCATTCCCGGTCGGCACCTCGGCCGGCAGCGCAACTGAAGTGCTGACCTTCACCCAAATCACCCAGGTTCTTGGCCTGACCACGTCTGGCGGCGATCAACAGTTTGCCACCGTGTCGCCGCTCGAATCTGATTTTGAGACTCAAATCCCTACCAACACCTCAGCGCAATCGGTCGCGATGGACATCGGTGACGACCCATCTTTGGCCGGTTACCAGGCGCTGAAGAAGGCCGCTGATGCCCGCGCTATTCGCCCTCTGCTGATGCAGAACAAAAACGGCTCGAAAATTTACTACTACGGCTACACCTCGCTCAACGAGACGCCGACCAAGAACAAAGGCCAGGTCGACACCGTGAAGTCGTCCTTCTCCCTGCTGTCCCGTCCTGTGCGTTACGCCGCCTAAATAGCGGTCAAGGCGGGGGAGACGGTCCCTCGCCTTATTTTCTCTACCCCATAAGGAGCCGACATGGCCAAGTTCAAGCTGGAAGTAAAACCGACCTTCAAATCTGAAATCCAGATGCCACTCCACGGCGGCGACACCGTCAAGCTGGAGTTCGAATTCAAGCACCGCACTCGCGACCAGCTTGCCGAGTGGGCCAAGGGCCTTGCCAAGCTCAAGGACGTTGACCTGCTCGACGACGTGCTGGCCGGCTGGAACATTGACGAGCCGTACTGCCGAGAATCGCTGGAACTGCTTTGCCAGAACTTCGCCGGCGCCCCGCGCGTGATCCTGGACGCCTATCTCGGCGAACTGAACCAGGCCCGCCAAAAAAACTAATCGCCTCGGCTCGCGCTCTGTACCAGGGCGCAGCGGCTGAGGATGAAATGGCGGCGTTTGGCTTCAGCGCCGAGGACTTCGAGGTTGAGGTCGGCGTCTGGCCGGACTGCTGGGCGTCCTTCGAGTGCTTTTCCGCGATGCGGACCCAGTGGCGCGTGGGAATGAACGGTGCGACTGGGCTCGATTACGTGGCCCTGGAACCAGTCATGCGCCTGCAGGGCATCCCCAAGGCGGAGCGCAACAACACCTTCGAGGATATCCGCACGATGGAAATGGCGGCGCTTGAGGTTATGCAAGCGCAGCGCGGCGATTAATTCAGAACACAAAAGCCCGCATCGGCGGGTTTTTTATTGCCCGGAGACTCATATGACCTCGATTGCCGAGCTTGGCATACGCATTAACTCGGACGAGGCCACGCAGGCGGCAGACGACCTCGACAAGCTGGCCCTGTCTGGCGGCAAGGCCGAAAAGGCCACCTTGTCGCTGGCCCAGTCTGCTGATAAGGCCGAGGAGTCCATGCAGGGCCTGGGGGCTCAGACCAAGACCACCGAGAAATCCACTGAAGGGCTGACCAGGCAAACCGAAAAGCTCGGTATGTCAGCCAAGCAGACATCCGCAGCCCTGCGCGGTGTGCCAGCGCAGTTCACTGACATTGTGACCAGTATCCAGGCTGGTCAAGCCCCGCTGACCGTGCTCCTGCAGCAAGGCGGACAGCTCAAGGATATGTTCGGCGGCGTCGGCCCGGCAGCCAAGGCGCTGGGTGGCTATGTCGCAGGGCTGATCAACCCGTTCACCCTGGCTGCAGCCGCGGCCGCTGGCCTTGGGTTTGCCTACTACAAGGGCGCCGAAGAGTCCGCGCGCTACAGGGAAGCGCTGATCCTGACCGGCAATGCAGCCGGAACCACGGCCGATAGCCTGGCTACCATGGCTAGCAGAATCGGCGAAACCGTCGGAACCACCAGCAAGGCCGCTGATGTGCTGGCCCAAATGGCCGGCAGCGGAAAGATTGCCAGCAGCAGCTTCGAAGAGGTCGCCACGGCAGCCCTGCAGATGCAGGAGTCCACCGGCCGGGCTGTCGCCGAAACAGTCGCCGAGTTCGTCAAGATCGGTAAAGACCCAGTCGCGGCTGCCAAGGAACTGAACGACCAATACGGTTTTCTGACGGCTTCCGTCTACGCGCAGATCGCCTCCCTCAAGGAGCAGGGTCGCGAACAGGAAGCGGTCAAGCTGCTGACGGACATCTACGCAGACACTGTTCAGAACCGATCCAAGCAGGTGGTCGAGAACTTGAACCTCTGGCGGCGCGCCTGGAACGGGGTCAAGTCTGCAACCAGCGAGGCGCTGAGTGGGCTGGCCAGCGTTGGCCGCGAAAGCACCATGACTGAGCAGCTGGCGGATGCTGAGTCCCGACTAGCTCAGATGACAGCTGGCGGTCGCGATGCCGCGAAAGAGGACCCGTTCCGCTATGAGGCCGCGACGAAAGAGATCGCTCGCCTCAAGATCGCCTTGCAAGCCGGTGCGTTGAATGCGGCCACCGAAGGGCTTCGCGGTCAGAATCAGAAGGAAGCCATCGCCGGCATCGATCTGATCAACAAAGAAGCCGGCGCGGCCGCCACCAATGTCGAGAAGCTGAACGATCGCCTTTCGGCCCTGGATAAGGCGCGCACGAAGAACATCACCAATGACTCTTGGAGCTCTGACGAGCAGGCCAAGTACGAGAAGGCCGCGGCAGCACTGAGAAAGCAGATTGCCGATGACCAGGCCAAGGCTGCGAAGTTGCCAAACTCCGCAGTCGATCTCACCGCGTTCAACGACGCGCAGAACAAGCTGAAGCTGATCGTTAGCGAATACCAAAACTCCCAGCGGGTACTGGATGCGGCGCAAAAGAGTGGTCTGCTTTCACAAAAGGACTACAGCGAGCAGAGCGCTGCCCTCATTGAGCAGGAAAAGGGGCGGATCGCCGCCGCCTACCAGGCGGAGATCTCCGCGCTCGAAGCTGCCAAAGGCAAAAAAAGCACTTCAGCCGATCAGCGCATCGCACTCGACCAGAAGATCGCCGACGCCCGGGCCAATATGGTCAAGGCCGAGCAGGACGCCGACACCAAGCTCAGCATCCTGTCCGCCAATGAAACGGGCCGCATCAAAAAGCAAACGGCAGCAGTGCAGTCCTACGTCGATGCGCTGAACGATCAGCTGTCAACGACCCAAAAGCAGCTGGAACTGTCGGTTGCTGGTGTTGGCATGGGTGATGAGGCCCGCCGGCGCCTGCAGGAAGACATCAAGATCCAGCAGGAGTACCAGGACAAGCTGGACAAGCTGCAGGCTCAGAAAAACAAAAACCAGATCGACGACAGTGTTTACAAGCAGGAAACGGCGGCTGTCCGGCAGGCCCTGGCTCAACGCCTGGACATGCAGAGGGATTACTACAAAGCCGTCGAGGCCGAGCAAACCAACTGGCTCAACGGCGCAACATCGGCCTATGAGACGTATCTGGAGCAGGTAAAGAACGTTGCAGGGCAAGTCGGATCAGCGTTCACCAAGGCCTTCACCGGCCTCGAGGACGTGCTGGTCAGCTTTGTCACGACCGGCAAGGCGTCATTCAAGGATTTCGCCGACACGATCATTGCCGAGATCGCCCGGATTGCCGTCAAGTCCCAGGTGATGCCGGTCATTCTCGGGGCGCTTGGCCTTACTGGCAGTGCCGGCGCAGCAGCTAGCGGTCTTGGCGGATCTGCTGGCTCTGCTGGCTCGAGCGGCATCGGTCTTGCGGACCTCGCCAACTACGGCACGTCGGCCTACAAGTTCCTGAGTGGCGCTGGCGGCAACCTCTACAGCGCCTATCAGTCGGGCGGCCTGAGCGGCGTTTACGACTACGGCAGCAGCGCCGTCGGTGGCATGTTCAGCAGCGGCAGCGGTTCCACCGCGGCTGGGTATGCCAACGTGTCGAACTTCTCGGCCGGGGCTGGTGGCAGCGTCAACGGCATTATGGGTTCTGGCGTGAGCGGCCTTGGCGCAGCCGGTTATGGGATCGGCGGCGCACTGTATGGATATGGGCAAAGCGGCCTTAAAGGTGCAGTGGCTGGCGGTCTTGGGTCTGCTGGCGGCGCTATAGCTGGCGGCGCCTCGGCCATTGCCCTTGGCGCGGCCGCTGGATCGATCGTTCCCGTGATCGGCACCATCATTGGCGCTGCCCTCGGAGGCCTGCTTGGCGGCTCACTGTTTGGCGGCAAATGGCAGACCAAGGACCAGGGCATTCAGCTCGGCGTCGAGGATGGCGACCTCAGCGCCCAGCAGTTCGAGTTCCAGAAGAAAAAAGGCGGGTTGTTCTCCAGCAACAAGAAGCGCACCCGTCTATCTGCGCTCGATCCAGAAATGCAGGCATCGCTGGATGCGACCTATGACGCCACTGAGGGGGCTGTTCTTGGTCTGTTCGATCGCCTCAACGTCACTTTGGACGATGGCGTTCTCGACGGCCTCAACGTTGCCGCCACAAAGATCAGCACCAAGGACAAGACTGCCGAGCAGATCCAGGAGGAGGTGACCAAGTGGTTCAGCAGCACCGCTGAATCGATGGTTTCGGCGATTAACTCGGCAACAGGTGCAGGCCTGGATGGCTATAACATCGAGGCGCTGACGGCGTTCGTGCAGAACCTCGAAAGCGTCAACTCGGTCATGACCAACCTGAACGTCGGCCTGTTCGATGTGTCGGTGGCCGGCGGCAAGATGGCCGAGCAGTTGTCGGCCATGGCTGGCGGATTCGATGCTCTGTCCACTCGCGTCAATACCTACTACGCCAACTTCTTCAGCGAAACCGAGAAGGCTGACGACACCCTGGAGGCCGTCAACAAACAGTTTGCCGATCTGAACATCACGCTACCGGAAACTCGCAAGGGCTACCGGGATGTGATCGAGGCGCTGGACGTGACCACCGAGGCCGGCCGGTCCATGTTCGTCACGCTGACCGGACTGGCAGGGAATGCCGCGGCGGCCTACTCGATCCTTGAACAGCGCGCGTCAGAAGCTCAGCAAGCGGCGGCAGCAGTGGCGCAGGCCATTATCGACGCACTGAAGGGGGCGGCGACCGGGGCCGGCGATGCGGTGAAGCGGGCTGTTGCCGCTGAGCAGAAGGCGGCGACCGATGCTTACAACGCGCGCACAGCATCGATCAACGACATGCTCAGCACGGCGACCTCGGGCGTTCAGTCACTGACGGGAGTCAGCAATGATCTTGGGGCGGCGCTTAAGCAGCTCCGTGGTGACTCGGACGAGACCGTGAAGGCGCTGCGCAGTCAGGCCCAGGCCACGCTGCAAAGTGCTCTGAAAACGGCTCGCTCTGGCGGGTCGCTGGCAGGCTTCACCGGCCTCAACGATGCGCTCGACACGCTCGGCAACAACACCACCGGCCAGTACGGCTCGAAGGTGGACTTCCAGCGTGACCAAGGGCGCACCGCCAATGTCATCGCGGAACTGGACCGGATCAACGGCAAGCAGTTGACAACCGCAGAGCAGACCGTGAAGACGCTGCAGGACCAGCTGGAGCAGGGCAAGCAGGCGTATGACGCTCAAATGGCGACGTTTGATCAGCAACTGTCATTCGCACAGGCGCAGCTTGACGCACTCAACGGCATCGACACCTCAGTCAAGACCGTCACGGAGGCCGTGGCCGCCATGAACTCCTCGGTGGTGGCAGCTCTGTCGGTGATGGATGACGCCGCAGCCAAGGCCAACACGCCAGAAAACAACGCCGCTCTTGTCGAGTCGATTTACAAGGTGGTTCTGGGTCGCGGTTCGGACGCAGAAGGCAAGGCCCACTGGACCGGCCTGCTGCAAAGCGGTGCGATGACTTATGGCCAGATCGCCGCAACCCTGGCCGCCAGCGGCGTGAATCATGAAGGCGAGGGTTCGGCCGGGCAGGCCAGCGCCAAGAAATACCTGGAGCAGTACGTGTCGGCTGCATACCGGTCGGTACTGAAGCGAGAGGTCGATCCGGAAGGGCTTGATGCCTGGGTTCGGCAGATTGTTTCTGGCGCGATGAGGCCTGACCAACTGACTGCGGCACTGATCGGCTCCCAGGAGTACGCGCAGAAAAAAGCAGCCGGCGTCCCTGGCTTTGCCTCTGGCGGCGACTTCGGCGGCGGGTTGCGCCTGGTCGGCGAGAACGGCCCGGAACTGGAAGTAACTGGGCCGAGCCGGATCTACAACGCCAGCCAGACGGCGGCGATGCTCAATGGCAACAACAACGCCAGCGTAGTGGCTGAGCTGCGCGTTCTGCGTGCCGAGCTGGAAAACATCAAAGCCAACACTCAAGCCAGCGCGCAGCACAGCAGCAAGGCCGCTCGCATCCTTGAGCGCGTCACGCAGGGAGGCGAAGCCATGCAAGTAACGGAGAGCGTATGAAGATCATCAAGCCGCACCAAATCACCGACTCGATGATGCTCGGCAGCTCGATAGGTGAGGATGATTACCCGGCCTGGGTGTCTGGTGCTACCTATGCGCTGGGTGACCGGGTTATCCGCACGCAGACGCATTGCATCTATGAGCGCCTGTCGGCTGGTTCTAGCGCCATCGCGCCGGAGCTTGATGCTGCAACCTGGCTGTATGTCGGCCCGACCAACAAGTGGGCCGCCTTCGATAACGTGGTTGGCACGACGAGTAGCGGCCCGTCCCCCCTGAGCTTCGTGATTCGTACCGGCAGCACCGACAGCCTGGCGCTGTTTGAGTTGACCGGGCGAACTGCTCAGGTGGTTATGAAGGACGTCACGGACGGAACGGTGGTGTATGACCGCACCCTCGACCTGGATGCCACGGATATCGAATCATTCTACGGGTGGTTCTTCCATAGCGACTTCTCGCAGCGCGCGGACATCGTGCTGACCGACCTTCCGAGCCAGTTTGCCAATGCCGAGCTAACCGTGACTATTGCGGCAACAAGCGGAGATACGGCGGTAGGCGTGCTCAAGCCTGGCTTGGCCGCAGACCTTGGCCAGACGCAATCCGGGGCCACCGTGAGCATCACTGATTACAGCCGGAAAGAGCGCGACGACTTCGGCAACGTGGTCGTTGTTGAGCGGGCCTACAGCAAAAAAGCGAACTTCTCGCTACTGACAACCCTATCCAGTTTTAACCGAATTTACCGAACGCTCGCCGACTTGCGAGCGACCCCTTGCGTGTACATCGGCACCGAAGCAGACGGCTACGAGCCGTTGTTGATCTATGGGTTTTTCCGGGACTTCTCAATCGATGTCCAATACCCAAAACACCATCTTTGCTCGCTTGAAATTGAGGGCCTTATTTAATGGCAATTACTCCGCTACCTGCTCTGGATCGCACGTCATCCACCTTTAAAGCTGATGTGGATATATTTTTCGCGTCACAGATTCCAGCCTTTATCCCCGAGGCCAACGCGCTTCAGGCGGACGTGAGTGCCAAGCAAGCTGCCGCCGCTGGCAGCGCATCTGCAGCTTCCACTTCGGCATCAAGTTCCGCGAATAGCGCAACCAATGCTGCGACCAGTGCCACCAACGCATCGACGAGTAGCACAAACGCGGCCTATTCAGCAAATGCCGCTGCCAATAGCGCTGCCAATGCCGCCACCGGCGCTGCCAATGCGAAAATCCATGCCGATCGACTGCTGGCGTCATCGGCAACAGCGCCAACCACTCGCGGCGACGGCACGCCACTGCAGATTGGCGACCGCTATGTGAATACTGGAAGCCAGGCTGAGTACATCTACAAGTCGTTCGGGTGGGTGTCCAACGACAGCATGGTGGCGATCGATGAGCTTCAGGGAAGTTTGGCGGACCCAGCGGACGGACCAAGAATCATCGCCTTCCGACAAGGGGGAAGCTCTCCCGTTACCAAGGATACTTACGAAAAGATCCGCAGTACGGTAAGCATCCGGGATTTTGGTTCGGTATTCGACGGCGCCGCATCTAACACCAGCGCCTTGCAAAACGCCTGCAATCTATGTGTCAGCTTGGGCATTTCTGTACTAATGGTAGACGTTCCGTTTGTGAATCTTCTGTCCGACGTAGATTGTAAAAATGTTCGTCTGCAGTGCTCTGAGACTAAGTTTGTCGGAGTGGGAAGATTGAACAATAACGCCGGGATTATCGGCGGTTATATTGCCGGCATTGCTCAGGATGAAGTTTTCAAAGCGCCTGCAGGCATGCTCTGCGCTAAGTCCTCTATGAAGATCCTCTACAAGGCGTCGACCAATGAAATGTGGCTACTTGCCAAGAAGGCGCGCAATGGCGGGTATTTCCGAACGCGAATCCTGTGGAATTCTTTTCTAGTCGAGGGGTCGGTGGCCGGCCAAAGCGAATTATGGCGCTGCGCCCAGGTGCAAAACCTTGCTACGGTTTATGGTTACAAGAAGACCGCGACGAATAAAGTTGGCACCTGGACCGATCTTGATATACCACTCTCCAGTGGTGGTACCGGAAGGCCGTACAAGGTCAACGTAACATCGACGCTGAATGACTATATTGAATACAGCTTCTCCGGTAATGAGGTATCGCTAGGACTGTATCAATCAAGTGGCTCAACTACTGGGGCTACAGTGCAAATTGATGGAGTTACCGTAGAGACCATCAACTTGCAGCAAGCTACAGCTGGCGTTTTGATTAAGCGATATTTCACCACGACTGGCGGAGCGCACACTTTGCGCATTACCAGAACCCTTGGCGGCGGCACGATGTATGTGGCCGGAATCAATATCGCCGAGCTATCCGCGCTGAAGCCAAGCGCCGACATTGACTGCGTGGCTTACAGCGTGCTCGGTGCTACCGTGGGAAATGGGGCTGATCGAGACTACATCATCAATGGTGGAGCGACCGACTACGCCTTCCATGATGGCGCGTTGCTCGCCGGGTCGGTGCATGGCGGCGAACTTTCCGACTATGTGAGCTGGAAGGT